AGGGAATGAGTTTATCGCTATACGTATAGGGTCAACAAATTTTAGTGGCAAGTTAATCGCTGGTAGCATATTGTTACTATTCTTTACATTCATGCTGCTAGAGGTGTTTGGACTATCTAGGATACTAGGTATTGAATAATGGCTACAAAGCTGAACGAGAATACCGAAGTTGCGTTACCCCTACGTAACATTATAAGTATGGTGGCTGCTGCCAGCGTAGCGACATGGGCATATTTTGGCATCATAGAACGACTAAACCAGATAGAAACAAACATCACAATGATGGAAGCTGACTTAGGGCAGAATACAGAATTTCGTATTAAATGGCCCAGAGGTGAGATGGGTAGTCTCCCAGCCGACAGTGAACAGTTTATGCTGATAGAGCATCTGTCAAATCAATTAGATGACTTGGCTACGCAGATAGATGAGGGTAAAGCCCCCTATGACCAGCAGCAGAAACTGACATTAGAGTTTTATGAAAAGCGATTAAATGCATTAGAAGAAAATTTAGAGAAGATGAGAAATGGAAGTCATTAAAACCATAACTCTTATACTGTACATGGGCGGTGATGTAACTGAACACACAGCCTTTGAAAAAATATCTAAATGTTTAAAAGCTAAAAGAACTATAGAGAGGAACTTATATAAAAAGAGCCAGACAGTACGATACTCCTGCGAAAATAAAACAGTAGAAGTATCTAAGAATGATGATGGCTCAAACTATATAGTTCGTATTATAGAATGATAGAGTTTGTTCTTGTAGTATATATGGGGTCGCAGATAATTAACCAAACTCAAACTTTTGAGGATATGGATAAGTGTTTATACTTTGCGACTAAACTTTCCCGACAACCCGCCATATATACAAAGAAACATGAACGCAAGAAGATAACAGCAATATGCAAACCAATCAACAAAACATGAGGCATAGAGATGATTGCAGAAACCCTCGCAGGTATTTCGCTTGTAAAAGCGGCAGTGGATGGTATTAAGTCAACGATAAATACAGCCAACGATATAGGAGATATTGCTGGCTTTATAGATAAACTTTTTGAGGGAGAAAAACAAGTACAACAAGACCGGGCTAAAAAGTCTGGTATGGGAATGACAGATCAATTCGGTGTAAGCACCGTAGCACGAGAAGTCATAGATGCAAAGATAGCTGCAGAGAAACTTCAAGAAGTTGCCACTATGGTTGATATGCGCTTTGGACATGGAACATGGAAAGGCATATTAGCTGAGAGGCAGAAGAGAATACAGGAAGCAAAAGAGGCTGCATTGAAAGCAAAACGAGAAGCAATACAACGGCACAATGAAATGATGGAACAAGTAAAGATGGCAGTGCTTATAACTGGTATTGCTGTTGCAGGATTTTCATTTTTCCTATTTGCTATATTTTCTTCTTTTTAGCTTGACAAATGAAACAGATAATGGTATAACTTATTCATGGCATTAAAGCAACCACAAAAGAGTTAACAGGCTTGGACTGGTCAAAAGTGGAGAACGAAAAGTGGCAAACCCTCCAAACAAACGGGTGAGCGTTACCTTCCAACGGCTGCTATCAAGGCGTTATCGCCATCTGAATATGCCGCTACGACCCGTGCTAAAAGAGAAGGAACTCGTGCTGGTAAGCAATTCGTCAAGCAGCCTAAAAGTATATCAAAGAAAACCGCAAGGTTCAGACGAGGAGTAGGATAATGTGGACCGCCTTAGTAGGACCAATAGCTGATTTAGCAGGGACATGGTTAAATGGAAAAGTTGAAAAGACTAAAGCAGAAGCTGCAACAAAGGTTGCAAAAGCTAAAGCTGAAGCTGTCATCATGGAGAAAAAAGCTACAGGAGAAATTGACTGGGATTTGGAAATGGCTAAAGGAAGCCAAGCATCGTGGAAAGACGAGTGGCTTACAATTCTATTCTCAATTCCTCTCATTCTTGCGTTCATTCCGGGAATGGAAGAAGTAGTCAAAAATGGATTTGCACAATTGCAATCTATGCCAGAATGGTATCAGTATAGTTTAGGCGTCATTGTAGCAGCCAGCTTTGGTGTTCGCAGTGCCACTAAATTTTTTGGTAAGAAATAGTTGTAATGATTATGTGGGATATGCACGACCATACAACAAAAGAACAGGCAAGGAAAAACCGTGACAGCAGTAATGGAAAGAGTTTTAGCGTGGAAGATACTACCACGTCTGATGATGTTAATGATGTCCGTGTCGGCATGGAGAGTGGTGGAGTGGTTTATGACACTGCCCGATCCAACAAGTCAACAAGCGGCACTAGTGAGTGTAGTCACGGGGGCCATGACAGGTGCATTTGCGGTATGGATGAATCACGAGGGTAAAGGCGATGAAATACAACCCACAAGACCTAATAGACAAGCTGGTAGTAAGCGAGGGTCTAAGGCTACAGGTGTATAAGGACACATTAGGAATTGATACAATTGGTATCGGACGAAACCTAGAAGACCGTGGAATTACCCAACAAGAGTTGGATGATTTAGATATACCATCTATTGACCACGTTTATGAATGGGGAATAACCGAAGCTGATGCGGTCTATCTAGCAGAGAATGACGTACAGATCGTTGAAGAGGAACTGGTCCGTGCGCACCCTTGCGTAGATCAGCTAGACTCTGTACGTCAACTTGTACTTGTGGATATGGCATTCAATATGGGTGTGCCAAGATTGAATAAGTTTAAAAAGATGTGGGCGGCTGTACATGATGAAGACTACCCTACTGCAGCAAAGGAGATGCTTGACAGCAGGTGGGCAACTCAGGTAAAAGGACGGGCAGTTAAATTGTCCAACGCTATGCACAACGGAGAATTTTAGATGTCTGAAAAAATTAGGACAAAAACAATGCCGGGTGGTTACAAAGGTATGTTTAGAGGTAATACATATCTAGGTCGTGTACAGTCCGACAAAAAAGATAAAGAAAAAGGTGTAATATATAGACTAGAAAGATTATATGAACAAGCTAAAGACATTGCATCTGGCACTGGTGAAGCTATATCAGAAGTTTATGAAAGACTAAAAGAAGCTGCAGGTTTTAACGAAGGTGGTATGCCTACTCAAAGAAAAGGCAACTTAGATTACCGTAATAGCACAGTAACAAATAGAGTGGACAATAGAAAAAACAAATGACACGACAGCTAACAGACAAGCAACAGAAACTACTCAACGTCCTCTTTGAAGAAGCTGGCGGTGATTTGGTACAAGCAAAAAAGCTGGCAGGATATGCTGACACTTCTAATACTACAGAGATTGTTAAAGGTCTTAAAGAAGAAATACTTGAGGCTACTCAAATGTACATGGCACGTAATGCTCCGAAAGCAGCGATGGCGATGACAGGTGCATTGCATGACCCGACAGAGTTGGGTATTCGTGATAAGATGGTTGCAGCAAAAGAACTGCTTGACCGCACAGGTCTGATTAAAACAGAGAAGGTGCAGGTAGAAGCTGCAGGTGGCGTAATGCTTATGCCAGCCAAAGCACCAGTAGACGATGAGTAGAAGCATAGGCAAGTGGAAGCTACCACAGCCAACAGACATTAAAGAAGAAAACGAATGGATACCTATTCCACGTATTGCACGTACAGTACCATTCGGATATAAGCAGGATGATGAAGACCCCGATATTCTTCAGCCTATACCAATTGAATTGGATTTGCTAGAGAAAGCTAGGCAGCACGTAAATCAGTATAGCTACCGTGAGGTTGCAAATTGGTTGAGTACACAGACTGGCAGATATATCTCGCATGTAGGTTTGAGGAAACGATTACAATATGAGCGAAGACGTAAGAACCAAGCTGCAAGCCTTATCAAGTGGGCAGAGTATGCGGAAAAGGCAATCGCCAAAGCGCAAGAAATCCACACCCAAAGAACGGGTGCAAAAGCCGAAGGTTGAAATACAGGACGTTTCACATGAAACAGATAGCGTAGAGGAACACGCTAACGTATTATTCAAACCAAACGAGGGACCACAGACAGAGTTTCTTGCAGCGAGTGAAAGAGAAGTGTTATACGGGGGTAGTGCAGGTGGCGGTAAAAGCTACGCCATGCTTGCAGACCCTTTAAGGTATATGGGGCATCCACAGTTCAGTGGTCTGCTTCTGCGACATACAACGGAAGAGTTAAGGGAACTCATATTCAAATCGCAGGAGTTGTACCCAAAAATCTGGCCGGGAATAAAATGGTCAGAGAGAAAGATGCAGTGGACTGCGCCATCTGGTGCAAGGTTGTGGATGTCTTATCTTGACAGAGATGAAGATGTCTTGCGTTATCAGGGTCTGGCATTTAGCTGGATAGGCTTTGACGAACTGACACAGTGGGCCACACCATACGCATGGAATTACATGCGGTCACGTCTACGGTCCACTGCAACCGATTTACCAATTTTTATGAGGGCCACGACCAACCCCGGAGGTAGGGGTCATCATTGGGTTAAGAAGATGTTTATTGACCCATCTCCGTATAACAGGTCGTTTGATGCCACAGATATTGACACAACAGAGGTCTTGCGATACCCCGCTGGACATAGCAAGGCTGGAAAACCTTTATTTAAAAGAAGATTTATACCAGCGAGACTTTCTGATAACCCATACCTTTCGCAAGCAGGTGATTACGAAGCCATGCTTCTATCTCTACCAGAGCAGCAGCGAAGACAACTCCTTGAGGGAGACTGGGATATTAAAGAGGGTGCTGCCTTTACTGAATTTGATAGGCACGTGCATGTTATTGAGCCTTTTAATATACCTAGCAACTGGGTTAAGTTTAGGGCTTGCGATTATGGTTACGGTAGTTATAGTGGCGTTTTGTGGTTTGCTGTTGCACCGAATGAACAAATTGTTACGTACAGAGAACTCTATGTTTCTAAAGTCCTTGCCACAGATTTGGCAGATATGATATTGGATTTGGAAGCGGAAGATGGCAATATTAAGTATGGCGTTTTGGATAGTTCTCTTTGGCATAAGCGGGGTGATACTGGCCCTTCTCTTGCTGAACAAATGATAAGCAAGGGATGTAGGTGGAGACCGTCAGACCGAAGCAGAGGTAGTAGGGTAGCAGGTAAAAACGAAATACATCGTAGACTGCAGATAGATGAATTTACAGAGGAGCCTAGACTTGTTTTCTTTAATACTTGCACACATGTCATCTCCCAATTGCCCTCAATACCGTTGGACAAGAAAAACCCCGAAGATGTGGATACAAAAAGCGAAGACCACTTGTATGACGCTCTTAGGTATGGTATAATGTCCAGACCAAGGTTTAGTATATTTGACTACGATCCTATGGGTAGACCCGGTGGGGGTATGCAAGTAGCAGACGCTACGTTTGGATATTAATAACATGGAAGTAATTTGGTCATTAATGTTAACAGTTTGTTCTACAGCATATTGTGGAACACAGACCATACAGTGGTTTGATGAAAAGCCAGACTGTATTGAAATGAAAACTGTACATGAAAACATACCTACTGACGGTGATTGGAAGTCTATAGAATATAAATGCACAGTAGTAGGAGCAAAGGAAGTATAATGGCAGAAGATGAAATTATGATTGAAGACGATGCTATTGCTCTGGAAGATACAGACGATACTGCCGAAACAGATATGGATGTGACAAATATCATTCCGTTTATTATGGAAAGATATAAGCGTTCTGAAGACTACCGATACCAAGATGAAGAGAGATGGTTACGTGCCTATCGTAACTATCGTGGTTTGTATGGTCCAGATGTACAGTTTACAGAAGCAGAAAAATCTCGTGTATTTATTAAAGTAACTAAGACTAAAACGCTGGCAGCATATGGGCAGATTGTAGATGTTCTGTTTGCTAATCAGCGTTTTCCTTTATCTATTGAGCCAACTGAATTACCAGAAGGTGTTGTAGCTGATGTACACTTTGACCCTAAAGAACCAGAACAATTGCGAGGGGAAACTTCTCTGTCAAGTCCTTATGGTTTTGCTGGTGATGGAAAAGATTTTCCTGCAGGAGCCACTGCTGAAAGTTTACAAGAAAAACTAGGAGCATTAGAAGAGAAATTAGAACCAGTCGCAGATAAATTAAAAGAAGGACCGGGAAAAACACCTTCAGCTATTGCATTTAGTCCTGCTCTTATCGCAGCAAAAAAGATGCAAAAGAAAATACATGACCAGCTAGAAGAGTCAGGTGCTACTAAACATTTACGTAGTGCTGCATTTGAGATGGCACTCTTTGGCACTGGCGTAATGAAAGGTCCATTTGCTGTAGATAAAGAGTATCCAAACTGGGGTGATGATGGTAACTATGACCCATTGTTTAAAACTATTCCACAGGTAAATCATGTATCCGTTTGGAACTTTTATGCAGACCCAGACGCTAACAATATGGACGAGGCACAGTTTGTTATTGAACGACATAAGATGTCACGCACTCAGTTACGTAATCTAAAAAAGCGTCCCTACTTTAGAAGTGGTGTAATTGATGAAGTCATCCAGATGGGTGAAAACTACACTAAAAAGTATTGGGAAGAAGATTTAACAGACTATGCACCAGAGCATGGCATTGACCGCTTTGAAGTATTAGAATATTG